CTTAGTCCCTGTCTAGTCAGTGAAAAGGCGGCGCTGGCGGTCGGTTTTCCGTTCCCTGTTGATCCAAAGGGCCGACCGCCAGCGCCTGTTCGCGCCGGATCAGCGGCCCGAATAGAAAAGCGTCACACGCACGATGCCCGAGCTGGGCAGGTCCGCCGTGCCGCTGGTCATGATGACCATGCGATCGTCATCCGATGGCGTCGCATTCTTCTGCGCGACGCTGCCCCACTTCACCTCGGCCTCTGCCGTGGTGCCATAGGCCTTCAGCGCGCCGAGCGCTGCGTCGCTGCCGACAAAGCCGAACTTCAGCTGCGACGTGGTAAGGCTCACGCTCGACTGCACCATGATCCCTTCATAGCCACAGCCGCGCGGCAGCTTGAAAAGGTTGTTCACGGTGCCCGCCACCTTGTCGACGGTGCTGGAAGACAGATCGAGCGTCGCTACTTTCTGCCGAATCTTGGCGTCCTGGCGGCGACCGTCGCTCTTTTTGGCGGGGCTGACGCTGCCGTCCGTCACGCCGATCAATTCTGCTGCATTACCCATTTCAATCACTCCGGTAGGAAGCTGCTGGCTCCCATCCGGGGCGGCCACCGCCGCCCCTTCAGGCGGTCAGAGACATTCGACGATGAAGCACTTGTCCTCGTTGGTGCGCGACGCACGGCCACAGGTATAGGCAGCAAACTGCGTGCTGTGGTTCTTGTCGGCGCGCTTATCGACTTCAGTGCTGAAGTCTTCCCAGGTGCAGAAGGCCATCCCGCTGTTCACCCATACCGGGCAACGACGATGGCCGCTGGCATTGGTGGTCAGGCCCGCCGCATTGACGCGCTTGAACGCCTTGGGGTTGGTGAATTCCACCGGCCAGAAAACGATGCCCAGGAACGGCGACGGCTCGCCATCCTGCAGCGCCTGTTTCGCATCCTCGCTCATCGGCGTGTAGCGCCGGCGCTGGCTGTCCGGATTGTAGCGGCTGTTCAGGAACTGATCGATCTCGAACAGGTCATCGACTTCCTCGGCCGTAATCAGCATGTTCAGCGTCTCGGCATCGGTGTCGACAAACCGCTGGCGGGCCAGCTTGCGCACCTGGCGCAGCTTCTTCAGCGTCAGGCCGACAAAGGTGTTGGCCGTCTCGCCATGGTCGGCAGCAATGATGTTCGCCGCCTTGAACGGAACCGAGGTCAACCCTTCCTCGCCGGTATAGGCAGGGCCGTAAAAGCCCTCCAGCCACTTGTCATCCTGGTAACGGCGGATGGCCTTGGCCACGCCCATCGCCAGCGGCGAACGAAGGCCGACTTCAGTGGAAAGCTCGTCGTCACGATCGAGCAGCGGCGCGACCGACGCGCTTTTCGGCTTGTGAATCCAGCGCCGCTCGACGGCGGTGTCGGTGTTCTTGGTGTCGCCGTTCCGCTCGTCGATTTCCTCGGCATACATGTCGTCGAAGCGATCGGTGATCTGCTTCTTGCTGCTGTTCGACGTGTATTGCGAGGCCATCGGCTTCAGCTTGCCGGGCATTTCGTTCAGCTGAAATTCGACCGCCTTTTCATATTCGACGGTGCGGGTCGTATCAGCCCAATTCTCGATTGCCATTGTTAGTCTCCCGAAGGACCAAAGTTGCTATGTCTGGTGGCTTCGATCGGGGTGACTGCTGCACGCAGGGCCAATCTGGTGGAGATATCGCGCCCACGTTCCGCGCCGCTGCTTTCGCTGGTTTGCACCGGAGCCATGCGGCGGAACGCGCGCATCGGGGTGGCCGGAAAAGGTTGCGCCCGCATCACTGAAGACGCGGGCGCATGATTTTCACAAATGGCGAAACTTGTCAACGCATCGTGCGTTGAATTTCACGCTCGGCGCTTGCCGCGCATGTTGGCAATGTGCGCAATCAGATCATTGTGAAGCTTCAGCGCGCCCTGATCATTCGCCTTGATCTTGTTGCGATGCTCTGCCGACTGGTTCAGCTCCGTCATCCGGGCCTCGGCCTGTTCCAGCGAAAGCCCGGCGATATTGGCATCCATGGCCGGGTCGCCATCGACGCGCCGCATCTCGCCGGTCATCTCGGCGAGCTTCCACATGAACGTCATCAGGTTGTTGCTGCCAAGCGCCTTTTCGGCATTGCTCACCGTCGCCTCGTCGACGCCCAGCTTTTTCATGAACGCCTGCACCTGGCCCAGCTCCTGCGCATAAGCCGCGCCGCGCTCGGCTTGGAACGCCTGCACCGCTGCGTCAGCCTGCTGCGCCAGCGCCTCGGCCTGCGCATTGTTCGCCGCGACGATCATTTCCACCTGCTTCGGGTGCAGCCCCGCCTGGTGAAACACACCGCGCATCGTGTCGGCATATTCCGTCGGCTGACCCTCCGGCACCTCGATTTTGTAGGCATCCGGCGTTTCGGGACGAACGGCAGCAGCAAAGGCGTTGAAGCTTTCCTCGCTGTCGCCCGGTTGCGGCACGCGCGAACTCGCAACGCTACGCGCCTCGATATGACCGCGCGCCAGCTCGTCGATCGATTTGTAGCGGGACAGGGTGGCATTACCCTTCAGGTCATCGGGCAGCGCGTCGAGCCAGCTGGCAGCGGCACCGCCGCCCTGCCCGCCGCCTCCCTGACCGCCATCGGTTCCGGCTGCAGGCGGCGCAGCCAGTGCGCCAGCGGCACCGCCCCCGGATCCCGCTGCCGCACCGCCGCCGCCCTGCCCCTGATCGCTCGCGCCATTCTCATCCGCCATTGCCGTCCCTTTCCAGTTTGCGCAGCTGCGCGTTCAAATCGTTCATTTCGCTCGGGTCCATGTCGATCACGCCCAGGATGAACAGCACCAGATCACGCATGCCGGACTTGTGCGCCATCGCGTGCGCACTTTCCGAAAAGGCGCTGCGGTGCATGCCTGCCTGCCGCGCAATATCGTGGATGAAATAGGCCGCGCTCGGCTTCAGCTCGCCGGTCGCCTCGTCATAGAACAGCGCGCGGTAATTCTGGTGGCGCTCGCTCAACCGGCCTAGACGCCGCATCAGCGAACCGCGCTCCTGCTTCGCCGCGCCGAGCGACGCGCGAATTTCCGCCGCCAATCCCCCTTGCTGGCTCATGCGCCCATGCTCGCCTGCTGCAGCGATTGGGTGGCCTGACTGATGGCAGGCAGCGCGGCCAGCAAAGTCTGCGTGCCCTGCGCTTCCTCATCGGCCTCGCGCTGCGCCTCGCGCTCGTCATCGCTGGCCTGGAACGATGCAGGCACCGCCAGCACACGCGCCAGCCCCATCAGCACTTTCTCGAACGGCAGCGCCTGGTTGAGGATCGGCACATGACGTTCCGGGTCCAGCTGCATTTGCGGCGCGACCGCTTCCAGCAACCGCATATAGCCAACGATCTGGTCGGCCTTCTGTGCGCGGCCCAGCGGATTGTCGAAGACGTTTTGCATCATGCCGCCCGCTTCGATCACTTCGCCGGGCATGTCCTCGAACAACCCCATTTGCTGCATCAGGTCCAGCTCTCGATCGGTCATCGGCCCGAACCATTCGGTTTCCTGCCGTGCCAGCGGGGACAGAAGAATGCCTTTCTCGCTGATCCGCTCGAGCGTTTCCTGCACGTTCACATGCGTCTTCACCTCGCGGTTGCTGAACAGCATGTCGGCAAAGAAGGCGCGGCGGATGATCTGCCGCAGGCTTTCCTGCAGCGCCATCAGCGGGTTGGCATCGCCCCCCTCGTACATGGGCTTCACCGTCGCGTTGCCGCGATAGTCAAGGCCCCCATAGGTGATTTCGCGCGACGCATAGCGGATGGTCTGATCCAGCATATCATCCATCGCCAGCAGCGGCGGCATGGCGCTCATTTCGCTGATAAGCACAAGGTCCATCATCACCTGCTGCGCCGCCTTGATATCGGGCAGCACGGTGACAGCCGGCGATCGCGCGTATTTCTCGTTGGGGCTCTGGCTGAAGCGCGAATAGATCAGCGGGTTGGTGTTGAAGCCACCCTCGTCGAACACTTCCTTGCACTCGATGCACAAATAGCAGCCGATCCAGAACTTGCCTTTCCATGACAGCGGCGTGTCGGGATTTGGGCGCGGGTTGACCTCGATCCGGTGAATGAAGGTGAACTTTTCGTGCTGCGATTTAGCGCTGCGCGCCTTTTCCAGCACCTTGCCGGGCAGCTTGTCGCCCCATTTCTTGAACGCCGCTTCGGCAGTCAGCGTGAACTTGCGATGCGTGCGGATGACATTGCCCTGGAAATCCTCGTCGATCCAGACGCTGCCTATATGCTCGCTGCTATAGCGGAAACCCACGGGCTTGCCGGTCAGCAGGTCATAGCGCATGTCCACCCACATGGCCTGCGGGCCGAACGCCAACAGGCTTGCCACGCTCTCGTTGCTTTGGTTGACAAACCCGCTGCGCGCGTTGTGGCGCAGCTGAAGCAGCTGGGTGGTCTTCAGCTCGTACCAGGCCATCACGCGCTGGTTTTTCAGCAGCGCCTCATCCCTGGGTTCCAGCATCTGGTATCGCTGGCCGCGCGGCATGACATGGCTGACGAAATTCGACACGCCATCCTCAAGCGCCTGCGCCGCGGTGCTGTCGAAAATCTTGCTGGTCTGGCTCGACCCTTCGGATTGCTGGACCGTGAAACTGGCCTGACGGGGCAAGACCAGCTCGGCAATCTCCTGCCACATGGCATCGAACGTCGAACGCTCGCTTTCCATGCGGGCCTGGTCTTTGATGATCTGCTCTGCATTGAACATGGTTGTCTTGCCCCGTCAGGTGGAGTGTAGCGCTGCGATCAGCAGCGCCAGGCAATGGATTCGGCAGGGAACATGACCGGCCTGCCCCCGCCGATCGCGATGGCGCTGCCCAGGTCGCACCGCAGCCCGGTGGCGCAATGACCCTCCTGCAACACCGGCAGCAGCCAGCATTCGCTGACCGTGGCGGTCGGAACGTCTTGGGCCACGCCGATTTCGCGCTTCAGGAACAGCGAACCGCCTTCCGGCTTCAGGTCGGTCTTCATGAACCGGAACTTCAGGTCGATGTTGAACGACTTGCCGTCGCCGAACAGCACCAGAAAATCGGTGGCACTCTCGACACGCTCGACAATTTCGGCGCGCTCCACGTCCGCTTGCGCCACCTTCTGGTAGAACTCGGTGGACATTTCCTGCTCGGTCGCGCGCGCTTCCGCCGCCTTTTCCCGCGCCTTCTGTTCCTCGCGCTGCTGGCGCCGATCGCGGTTGCGCTGGTCCTGCTCGGCCTTGCGCTGCTCGGCCAGCTCCGCGTCCTGCCGTTCCTTCGCTGCCCGCTCGGCATCGGC